ACTGTCAAATTTCTTTGGACGAACACAAAACCATATTCTCTGCGGATAAAGACTTAACACAACTCATTTCTGAGAATGTGCAGATTTATTCTCCGTCCCAAAAACAAATGATTAAGTATGGGGATAAAGTCAAATTGAATGATATCTCAATCCCCCACCAAAATGTCTCTACCTTCAAAATTATATCTGGTGATAAATCAGATAACATTGATGGTATCTACTACTTTGGTGAAAAGACTTTTTCAAAACTTTTTCCTGAGATACTTGACTCCGTAGTCTCTGTTGACGACATTTTACAAAAAGGTGAAAAACTACACGAAAATGATAAAGACAACAGAGCGTTACAAAACTTGTTATCGGGGAAGACAAAGAGAGGGGTATATGGAGAAGAGTTTTATGTTATCAACAAACAACTCGTTGACCTTTCACAACCTTTGTTAACAGAAGAAGCAAAGGAACTCGTTCAACTTTATTACGAAGAGGATATAGACCCTGAGGGAAGGGGATATCAAAACCTTATGAGGATGATGATGAACGATGGACTTTTTAAGTATTTACCAAAAACAGACAACGCGTGGGTTTACTTTCTCACCCCATTTATGAAACTAACGAGAAAAGAAAAAAAACGATTTAATAATGATAGAAAACATAATAAATAACAAGGAAGTTTGGGGGGATGATAAGATGTGGTCAAGAGACGGACATGAATGGTCTGACCATGTCTTTGGAACTACTGAAAATATGTGGAATAATTTTATTTATCCACGCATTTGTATGGGTCTTAAAGGTGAAGTGTTAGAAATAGCACCAGGTTATGGAAGGGTAACAGAAAAACTTTTAACTCGACCAATTAATTTACAGATTATAGACCTAAATGAAAATTGTATAGAAGCTTGTAAGATAAAATTTAAAGACAAAGTAAAAAATTATTATATAAATAACGGTAAAGATTTATCACAAATAAGTGATAATAGTTTAGACTTTGTTTTATCTTGGGATAGTTTTGTACATATGAATCAAGAGGTTATTGAATCTTATATTAATGAAATAAATCGAGTTTTAAAACCCGAAGGTATAGGATGGATACACCACTCAAACTTAGAAGGAGGTCAGGAAGATAATTTCAAAAATTTAGGTGGAAGAAGTAATATGACTCCTAAATTAATGAAAGAAATAATTGAAAACCAAAATATGGAAGTGATACACCAAGAATATATTCAATGGATTGAAACATTAGATATTATTACTACATTTAAAAAAACAAAAAACTAATTAAAACAAACAAAACATGAGTAAGGAAAAAAATGACATTACGAAGATGGAGTTTTTGTTGACGTTAAACGACAACATTATTGTCCAAAGGTTTTATAACGTAAAAGGTTATAATGAAAACTCTAAGAACAGTATAGAATTGTACGATGTGGTCGATGAGATTAAAAACACTATTCACAATGACTTGAAAATCAAAACAGTGTCATACATGTTGGATAATGAATTTCAAATCATGGCTGACCCTATGATTTTGGAAACGTCTATGACTGACGACGACGAAAACTTTAACATCTTCATTAAGTTGGGTGACGACACTATCTACCAACAGTCATGGGATGGTAAAATCTACCCACCTAAAGTCCGTTATACGGTTGATGTTAGACCTCATTTGAAGGGTATCTTAAAGTCACTCACAGAAGTTTTTTCATCTGACAAATTGACATGTAAATTTATGGATTATAAGTTGGGTTAAGCATATTTATTTAAACAGTCAAACACGAAAACTATTAAGCATGTCAAAGGAAAAGAATTTTGGATACCTCGGAAACACATTTCAAATACAATTACTCAACAATATCATTCTTTATAAGGAATTTGCGGCGTCTATTGTTGATGTAATCGAGCCCAAGTACTTTGACAATCAATACTTCAAGTTGATTATGCAAATTGTTAAGGAGTATTACATAAAATATGAGCATACTCCTTCATACAATACATTGGAACAACTTGTTAAATCTGAGGTGTCATCACCGATGGCTCAGAAGATGGTATTGGATATGGTTGAACAAGTTAAGGACGCTCCCGTTGAAGGTGAGACCTTTGTTCAGGAAAAGGCTTTGAAGTTCTGTAAACAACAGGAACTACAAAAAGTTATGGTTAAAGCACAGAAAATCATAGATAAAGGTGATTTTGAAAGCTATGACCATCTTGAAGAGATGGTTCGTGAAGCCCTTCAGGTCGGTGAGGTTGATGCTGGTACTGCTGATGTTTTCTCTAATTTGGATGAAGTGTTGGAAGAAGACTTTAGACATCCTATCCCTATGGGAATTCCTGGAATTGACAACCTGTTAAAGGGTGGTATAGCAAAAGGGGAATTGGGTGTTGTTCTTGCTCCGACAGGTGTTGGTAAGTCAACGTTGTTGACAAAAATCTCCAACCATGCATTTAACTTGGGTTACAATGTTCTACAAATTTTCTTTGAGGACAACCCAAAAATTATTCAGAGAAAACACTTCACATTATGGACTCAAATCGCACCTGATTTGTTATCAATGCACAAGGATAAAGTCCTTGCAAAAGTTAGAGACATTCAGGAGAACGCACCCAATAAACTTATCTTAAAAAAGTTACCATCTGACACTTTGACAATGAATCAGATTAAGAACCAGATTCGTAAAATGATAGCGGAAGGTACTAAGATAGACATGGTTGTTTTGGACTACATTGATTGTGTAGTTCCTGACAAAAATTTGGGTGACGAATGGAAGAGCGAAGGTTCCGTTATGAGAAGTTTTGAGGCGATGAACCACGAACTTAACTTGGTCGGTTGGACTGCAACACAAGGTAACAGAAACTCAATCTCATCAGAGGTTGTTACGACAGACCAAATGGGTGGGTCTATTAAGAAAGCCCAAGTCGGTCACGTAATTATATCTGTTGCCAAATCTCTACAACAAAAGGAGATGAACCTTGCAACCATCGCAATTACCAAATCTCGTATTGGTAAGGATGGTGTTGTTTTTGAAAACTGTAAGTTTGATAATGAGATGTTGGAAATTGATACAGAACAAAGTGTTACTTTCTTGGGTCTTGAAGAACAGAAAGAAGAAAGAAACAGGGAAAGGATTAAAGAACTTTTGAATAAGAGAAAGGAGAAGGAAAATAGACAATAAACCCCACAAATTTATTTTAAAATGGAAGATTTATATAATAATAATGAGAGTGATATACGCTATGTCGTAAAAAGAACTGGTACAAAAGTACCATTTGAGGTAGATAAAATTGAAATGGCAGTCTTAAAGGCTATGCATAGTATTGATGCGGTTGATGATGAGATGGCCGAAAAGATTGCAAGAATTTCCGCAAAAGCTTTGTTTAGAAATAACAAAGACCGTATTCCACATGTTGACGATGTTCACGACATGGTTGAAAACAAATTGATGGATAATGGTTTAAATGATGTGGCAAAAGAATATATCTTATACCGAGCAAAGAGAAGAAGAAATATCTTTGCAAAAAGAACCAATTTGAAACCATATGAGTACCCAAACCTAAATGAGTATGTGGATGCTATCAGACATTCTTATTGGGTCCATACGGAGTTTAATTTCACTTCAGATATTCAGGACTTTAAAGTTCATTTGAATGAAGTTGAAAAAACTGCATTGGAGAGAGCGATGCTTGCAATTTCTCAGATTGAAGTTGCGGTTAAATCATTTTGGGGTGACATCTATAAGAGAATGCCGAAACCTGAAATTGGAAATGTTGGGGCAACATTCGCAGAGTCTGAAGTAAGACACGCGGATGCATATTCTCACCTTATTCAGTTGTTGGGATTAAACGGAGAGTTTGAAAACTTATTACAAGTTCCCGCAATTCGTAGAAGAATTAAGTATTTGGAAAAGGCAATCACAAACTCAAAAGCGGTTGAAAACAAAGAATACTTTGAGTCAGTAGTCCTCTTCTCAATGTTTATTGAGAATGTATCACTATTCTCTCAGTTCTTGGTTATTATGTCATTTAACAAACATAAGAATATGTTAAAAGGTATTAGTAACGCAGTTGA